TAATGTTTACGCCTACGGCTTGCAACTGTCCATCCATAATAGGCTGGGTTGCAGGAGCCATCTCTTTTATTTCTTCGATTACGATTTCGCCCATGCCAGTACCAAAGACAGCAGCGTTAATCAAACACTCAGCTACAGCTTTACGAACCTTAGTCTTTTCGAAGTCCTCAGACAGCTTCTGACGTAGGTACTGGATGTCTTGGCGTTCTTTGTCGTTAACGTCGTCACTAATGTCAAACCACTTGCCACGTCCAAACGTCGCTTCTTCTAGTTCTGCTACGTTGGATTCTACGGCTTGCTGAAGGGCTGGAGAGATAATACGTGAACGCTCAGACTTACGTTCGGTGTCTGAAGGATCCCAGATGCCTCGCCACAGTCGGTAGTACTCATCGAACTTTTCTTCGTAGTTAGACTCAAAGTGGTTACGCCAATCTTCTACCTTTGCCATAGTCCACTCTTCTAGAGATTCTTCAATCATAAGCGGGTCTAGGCTGTATATATTATCTTCCATAGTGACCTCTGGTTTCTAAATATTCTAACGCTCTTTTAAGAACTATTGGACTATCCTTAAGAAGCCCGATTCCTTGATTACATGTATTACAAAGAGCGCCTCTAACTTTACCTGTTTGGTGGTTGTGGTCTATTATAGAAGGTGCTGAAGCATCTCCACATATTTCACAAGGCGTTGTTCGTAATTTTTCAGCGTCTTCTAATGTTATACCGTATTTATATTTTAGTTGCGCTTTTTTTGCACTCTTTCTTGCCGCTGGTTTTTTACCGTTAACAGAAACACATTTTTTACATTCGTATCTATAACCATCTTTTGTTTCCGAACGCTTATAAAACTCTGAATACATCTTTTCTTTTTTACATTGACTGCATTTCTTTTTCATAATTCCCTCCGCAATAGGAAATTGAAGGGGATCAGAAGATTGCGGCTCCGTCACCCCATTAAATCAATAGCCAGCTATAGCATCAATAATTTCTGGTTCGTCGAACTCAATGTCACCGATGCCGTAAGGGACTTGAGCTAGCTGGTCTATGTACGCCAAAGCGTCTACGAGGTCATCGTGTGTTAGAGGGTCAGGAAACTGGAAGAGTTGGTCTAGGAATCGACTGTTCCACTCACCTTTGTTTAGGGTTATAACACCGTTTTCAAATCTGCCTTGTAGTGCCCACATAATTCTATCCGTTTTCTTTCTGTTTCCGTGTGTAAGCTCTTCGACTCTAAAGAACTTGTTGTATTTCTTCTGTAAGTCCATAAGGGGCGACATAACGGCCTGTTTAGCAATTCCTCTCTCAATGCCAACACTAATAGGCTGATAGTCACGAACAGCTTGAAATATCTTAGTAGCCGTCTCGTTAAGATCCCATCGCCCATAGATTATGTTGTCTACCCACCAATTTCCGTTATCTGTTACTTTAGCTACCACAATAGCCGTTTCGTCTAGCTTAGTGTTCTTTGTGCGTTTCTTGCCTACTTCTTCAAAGCCAGCGAGGTCAATGGCTATGTAGTAATCTCCGTTGTCTGGAGCTTCTGTGGAAAACTTAACCCAGTCTTCCTTGAACATTTCTGAGCCCTTAGCCTCAAACGACGCCATAAACTCCTGACGGAAGGCATAGCTCGACATCGACTTCTTAGCAACATCAATCTCAGACGGATCGAGGATGGGGTTATCGTAGCTTGTGTAGTGCCAAGCCTTATACGTTTCGTCTTCAGATAACTCTCCGTACTTGTACAACTCGTAGAAGTGGTTACGGCCCATAGGCGTACCAATGAACAACGCAGAACCCTTTTGGTCAGCCAGAGCAGGTCTCAGTATCTGCTCCCATACGTCTGGCTTCATGTCTGCGTACTCGTCCATGACGAGGTACTTTAGGCTGACGCCTCGCATTGTTTCTGGTCTATCTGCACCTTTAAGGCTAATAGTTGCCCCATTGACCAGTTTAATTTGTAGGTTGTTGATGTGGCTCCCTGATATAACCGGATGTCCAAGTTCGAGGAGAGTTTGCCACATAATGTCTCTAGCTTGTCCTTGAGTTGGTGCAACATAAAATACGTGTCCTCTGTCAGTCTGAAGTGCATTAATGATTAAAAGCCAAGCAGCAAGGCGGGATTTACCAGTACGACGACCAGCAGCAACAACTTTAAAACGAGTGTCATCGTTCCACACCTCCTGCTGCCAAGGCAGTAACTCTACGTTAAGATCCAAGGTTAACCGCCGTTAAAGTTAGTAAATACGGAGGGAGCCTCCAGTAAATCAAAGGTTACTACAAACTCTACATCACCTGCTGATGTAGTAAACGCCTTGATTGAATCTCCGGGTTGAAGCACAAACACAGCGTCAGACAACAGGATGTACTCCTTAGCACTTAAGTTACCGCCGCCTAAGATGTCTACACGAGTTGTGTCAGCCTTGTCTACGTATAAACCTACGCCGTTAGTGGAGCCACCTATATTCGTGACAAATAACATGTTCCAATGTGCCACATAACCACTGGGAATTGTCACAATAGTTGATACAGCCGTGGTTGTTACATTAGCGTTTTTTGTGTATAGCATCAGTATGTCCAGACTACGGGAGTAGTTCCACGCGTATCTACGTGTATATACGTATCAGCTACGCCTATGCCAGTGAATCCTAGCTCTAGCGCGTGTTTTAACAGAGTGTGGCGCTGGCTGGCGTTAGAAACGGCAATGTCCGCTGCGATCCCTTGTGCATGTGTACCGGGTACAGACTTGGTTGCTTCAATGGAGTGTCTGGGACTTCTGTAGCCACTAGCGATAACAAAAGGAAACTCACACTTATGCCTAAGCTGATCCAACAGATCAAGAAAAGCCCGTTCCATGTTGTTTTCACCAGTTTCTCTACAGTCGAACTCTTCAATTTTAAAGTACCTCACCAGAATCTCCGTCTATAGTACTACCAGAGCTGACTTCAGTTTGTCCAACACCAGTAATGTTAATCTGTATAGCGTTTCTACCAGAGTCTTTCACTACTTCTTTCTCAAATGCCCCTACAGGAAGCATACGATCCATAATTAGCTTCCAAGCAGCCGCTTGGTTCTTGTGGTCATCGTTTAGAGCAGCATCAAAGATGGTATTGAGTACCTTAACGGACTTAGGTGAAGCTAACATACGAGCTTTGTACTCGTTAATGATAGCTGCATCACCCTTAGGTCGGCCTCTGACGCCTCTAGAGCCTGCTTTCTTAGCAGCAACCTCAGTTTTCTTAGGTCTGCCTCTCTTTTTAGGAGTATCAGTAGTTGTATTTTCCTCTAAATCAGACATAGCGTTCCTATGTTACCTGTAAGTTGTTACATCACCCGTCACCCCCATACACTAGAGAACTCACCAGTCCGACTGTTGCTGTCTATGGTGAACCTTAGCTGTTACCAACGAGGGGGATCAGAGATGATATATATAAAAGATCTATTACTTAGACCCTTATTTGGTGACTCTAGTGTCCCTTATTTGGTAACCTCTAGTATACCCTTTTATTATAGCACATTTTTAATAATACCACAATACCTTTATAATTAATATAGGTAAAATTACCATTATTTATTTAGGAGTACTTGACCTTTTTACTCAGGTGTGCACCAAAGTAGTGCATAAGTACTTTCCTTAGGCTACACAAGCAGTTACTTTGTTGTAACACAAGCGTAAACACTCCTTTATTTTACCTCTTTTTTCTAAAATTGACCTCTTGCAAACGTAAGTAGCTACAACAAAAGTAATCACAAGTCAATCCCCTTCCCCCCATCAAAACTTAGGCGGCCCCTTGTGTTGATCCCTAGCACATCCAGGCCCATAACACAAGCTAAAACACTGGTAATATTCACGGTATTACTAGGGTTGACACAAGCGGCCCCTTGTGCCAGTGCCTAGCAATCACAAGCATGACACAAGAGGCGACACAAGAAATAACTTTGGTAATATTCACGTAGACACAAGGGTTGACAAAGGGGCGAAAGTGTGGGCCTAAGTAGGTGCCTCTTAGGTCAACACAAGCCCGCTCTGTCAAGGTTTAAATACTGGTAATATTTACGTGTTGACACAAGGCTACACAAGTGCTAGGGACGTGTTGCCTTTATACACACGCGCACACGCGAGTAGCACAAACACACACAAGCCGTCAAGGATTTAATTGTGGTAATATTTACATTAAATTAGTGTAGACGTTGGGGGTTTCTGTGGTAAAGTGGTTACATGCAATAACGCATGGTTACTTACAAAGGTAAATTAATTATGGATACATATAATATATACGAGGTTTATTTGTGCGACCCTAAAACCGGTAGGAGCGGTTGGGACATTAAGTTTATCGGTGCGCCTAATGCTAAAGCACTGGAAACGATGCCCCACTTCGATTGTGTTATTCTTAAGCAATGGACAAATCTAACGCTAGCAGATGCCAAGCAAACAGGTCATTTACGTGATGGCATCGTATGGGATGGAAGTAGGTTTTTATAAATATAACTTGTGTTTAACAGTGGGCACTGCTAGAGTGTCCACAATTAAACACAAACCAAACGAGGATTAAACTATGCTTAAGCTATCAAAAGCTTCTAAAATGCCGTGTAGATCATGGTCACTACAAGCGCTAGACACGTGTCCAGCATCCAGAGACAGCACCGGAGCACTAGTACCAGCGTGTTCTGGATGCTATGCAACCGATGGTAACTATCGGTTTAAGAACGTACGCGCATCACGCGAGCACAACCGAGAAGACTGGAAGCGCGACTCATGGGCCGATGATATGGTACGTGAGTTAGACAATGATAGATACTTTCGGTGGTTCGATAGTGGCGATATGTACGACATACGTCTAGCGCGTAAGATACTAGACGTGTGCGAGCGTACGCCATGGGTTAAACACTGGATCCCTACGCGTATGCACAAGTTTAGTAAGTTTGCTACAGTGCTCGCACGTCTAGAGGCGCTGCCAAATGTAGTAGTTAGACTGTCTAGCGATAGTATTACTGGTGAGACAATCGAGGGCCTCACAACCTCCACCATAACAACGCTTGACAGTGTGCCATCGAGTGCGGTAGTGTGTGAAGCGTACACACGCGATGGCAAGTGTTCCGATTGTCGCGCGTGTTGGGATAAGAGCGTGTCCGTGATAGC